TAACGTTTCCACAATTTTTCTTCACGTATCGGAAATAGCACAAAACGTTCATTCGCCGGATCAAGCAAATATTCGCCAGCGTCATTATGCGACTGTAGGGCCGCTTCATATGGCGTTACGTCATGTGATGATTTCATTTGTTTATTGGGTGAATCATCTAATTCGCAAATCGTACGTTTGGCAGACTCCATTGTGTAAGGCGTAAATGAAATATAATAATAATTTTGTCGCTTTATACTTAAGCGCCGACGACTAAATTTAACAGTTTAAAGGCAACATTCATCATGAACGGTGTAATTGTATTGTGTTGCTGCGTAGCAATAATAGTTGCCTATCCAACTGTGACCACCGAAACCGATGCGTCAACGACCGAATCGTCCGAGCATGTTGTTAACAGAACTGTTCGTCACATCGTTAAAGACTCTACCGCCACTACCGGCAAAACTGTTAAATTATTCATACGTTCAAGATACTTGCAGATAGCAGATGATGGCACGGTTAATGGTACCGACAATGCGAATAGTAACAACATCATATTCAAGAGATTTATTCCAAGGAAATTTAACTTACGTCAAGCAACCGAGGACAAAATGCTTCTTCGCAACATGAAAACTTGTAAATATGTGTGTGTCAGCGCATGCGGACTAATGTATAGTGTTGAATTTCCTAATGACGACTGTTTGCTGAGCGAAACAATGACACTTGGCAGCGGATACAGTTACATGCATAAAAACCGTAATTCGAGTATTATTCATTATGTCGCACTGGATAAGCATGGCGAGGCAAAAAGTCTGACTCAATTGAAAAACGCAGTTGCTGCCAAGATGATCGTCACACCGAGCGATGATACACGAGACGAGTGCGCGCCACAAATGGAATTAGACACTTTGAGCAAATTACAAGTGCCTGCCGCTGTAGCGTGCGAGAAGACGCACCGTGGTAACATTAAAACCCCTAAAAATTTTTATACATTTGTCGACGAGCCAACAATTTATCATCTATCGTCGTTGGACACTAAGAATATGAAAAGTAGCGCTAGCGACGAGGATACCAAAGAAGAGGATACCAAAGAAGACAGCTCGGAAGATGAGCATACGGCGACGATGATATCACACACCTCAACTTATACCAGAACCAAGTTTCAATGTAAATTTTAATTAATAAATGTTAATCTGTATGTTTTGTTTTATTATGTTACTGAATAGTTAGGATAAGTATTTAATGCCCTGCCAAAATCTTGAGGATTGTTGTATCGACCTATTATATCGACGCCGTATATTGGCCACATGACTGTATTGACACGATCCGTGTTGTTTAGAGCAAAATTTAAACGAACAAGAAATACAGCTGGATAGTTGCCGTAACGGCTATAGGTGGCGTTATGATACGTTTTAATAATGTAGTCTTCGCGACTGAACACGCATCTCTCGCCATAGCTATTTTGTGCTAGATTCACTGCTGTATTATTGTGACGACGAATGCAGTCATGAGCGTTTGCGGTGATACATCTACCTTCGCCGGGATAGAAACATGGTGCTGTCGTTCGCTGTCTCAATATCAAATACTTGAAAAATAATGGATACTCTGATGATTGTATGTTGGGTCTGGCTATTAGAGGTGTGTAGCTTGTCGAAAACTTTAATATGACTAGATTGCTCATAGATGAATAGTCGGGATGGTTTTCGAGGTAGGGATACGTTATGGTACGATAGCGTGGATATAATGCGTTTAACGGTGTCGCCGCTACAACGTCTTCGTCTGACGACGAGTTGGTATCGCGTCCCCAAAAAAATTTATAGTCTATTCGAATGCTATCAATAATTTGGTTAAACGGCATGATGCATGCATTGGTCATCAACTCGAAACTTTCACGCACCATTGACGGACTGCTGTACACACCGAATAGGTTGCGCTCTATCGGACACACGCAATAGTTGTAAGTTTTACCATCGTCTTCTTGTTGCATTAGATAGCCGTCGGTCTTGAGTCCGGTCACGGGATCTATAGAGCACGGATCGGGAACGCATATATCGGACAAAATAAAAGTCTGTCTATACTCGTCACGTAGCGCCGGATGATCGACACGTATGAAACCTTCGTCGCATGGCGCGCGTTTAAAAGTACTCTCGTCATACATTACGTCGCGCACACGCATGGGACGACATAGAGGCTGTAGTGTCGCTTCATCAAAATCGGCCACATAGCCGTCATCACACAAACACCGCATCGGTCGCTCGTTGATGTCTGCTATTTGACCGTGGGGCTGGCAGCCGATAGCAACGTTACAGTCTTCATACAAATTTAACTGAGTGACGAGTCCGGGCGTTATACAGTTGCATAGTAGCGAAAAGCCCACGTCCGTTAGAGCTAACAGCCACACGCCCGTGTTGGGATTACACGAACGCGCTCTCATTCTATCCAATGCCAAACAATACGATTCGCCGGGCTCTATTGTCATTTCGACCTGTTCACCTTGTTCGTTGGTCAGCTGTAGTATTGTGCGTTCGTCGAATTGTTGACAATTCGCTAGACCCTCGCGACATTGATCGCAATCAGCGTGAGACGTACACGGAGTAGGCGTCTTGTGGCATTCTGTTTGGTTTGCATCGATGACTATATTGGTCGGTGGTGTGATATAGGGAACGTGATTATTAAATTTTTCCAAATCCTCAATTTCTACATATTGCGTATCATACATGTACAAGATGTAACGTACGAGAATGGCAAACAATATTAACAACAGAATAATTATAATGATATGGTACATTTTTAAAAGCTTATAAAAAAAATCTAAATTGTAATGAGTGTATGTCGTCCATCAAAACATACGTGTTGTTACGCAGTACGCAATTATCAGGTATCAGAGGACGACCAACTAAATTGTTAATTGTTGTTTGGCTTTCGCTTATAGTCTCATTTACGTTCATTACAACACACACATTATGATCGACCAAATAAACGTAGGGATAACTGAAACATACGTATCTATTCTCATCTATGTCGACTCGATACACATCACCATCGCCTACTTTAGTTACTGTTGCATTGTCGACTACTTCGTCGACGTTTAATTTGTAACAAGATCGGCCAATGCCCGCATACATGTCGTTTACGGCTACTATCTGTTCGATTGTTTGGATACCAGGAATACTGCTAACGTTTTCTCTATATTGAAACGATGACATGTTGGGTAAATTTATGATATTAATGTGACGACATGTAACACCGTTGAACGTTACGTTGCTATACGTAGAAAGAGTGTTCCACGGCGGGTCATCTGTATTGACAGTGGTGTTTCTAGGCAATATTACAACACGAGAATTAGTCGTTCCAACACTACCTTCAGGCAATTTCATGTTGTAATATAAATGGATCATGCCTGTGTCGTAGTAGACCGTGCATGATTTAAACTCTATATTGTTTAATTCTGTAAATTTGGCGTGACACAACATGGCTCCTATTGTGTTGGATTGGACTAAAGCCGTTTTACCGATAGCCGGTCTAAATGATTGTGTAGAAGTAGTATTAGATGGTATGGGCATTAAACCATCCAGTCTTTGCAGTATGATGCCTGATTCAAATCTAACCGTGTTTATGTTGTAGTTTATAATTGGACTACGTCGATTCCAAAGACGTCTGTTCATAGCAAACAACGGACCTTGTGTATTGTTTGTTGGATCAGCCTCGTAATAAGCAATTTTGTCGGTCTGCCCCACAACAGATCCAAAATAATTACGGTTAAGAACGGTCAAAACTTTAGTGTAGTCTGCCGAATGAACGCCTTCAGGGTATACTTCAAATTTACCAATCACATCAGAGTATAATGTGCCATTTCTTGAATTGACAGCAGGATTTATCAACCCTTCAGGACTTGCCACATTGAGTATACTCTTCTTGAGTGTATTTTTGCCAACACTATTGTTACCAAACAAATACATGTAATAACCAAACGCAAAGTATGTGTTAATCAAATAACCGTACGCTCTCACATCTATATGGTCTATGTATATATAATCAATATGAATGCCGTTGCCTTCGACTACTGTTTGAAATTGTAGAATATCAAGTACATGTTGCACTTCGGATTCTTTAATAATTTGGTTTAATGGAACACCGCGCAACATTTGCGAAAACACATAGGGTATGCACATTCGCATCGCGTTTCCTGCCGTCCTCACCCATCCTAATGAGTGTGTGGCAGTAGGTAGATACGTACCTAGCCAAAATCTAGTTAGAAAACTGGCAGTATCAAAATGTCGAGTGTTAACAAGCACACTTGTAATTGTATGAAAAACTTCAGGCATTGTTATGCTAAAATGATACCAGTCGGCGACAGGACCGAACGGCGCCTGTAGCACGGGCGCAGGTAGAGGAATATGAGCGCATATTAGTTCCAATGATCTCATGAGCTGTATTGCTAGCGTAGAGCTTCGGTATAATTCATCGTCGGGATTAACATAACGTGCGCAATACCCGATTAATGTATGACACATTAATCCAAATTGCGATGGGTTCGTCCATACTTGTTGCATGCCCTCAAAAATAGTTAAATTATTGAATGAAACTGTAGGATTTAGCTGTTTTTCAGCTTTTAAAGATAGATAATATGGCAAAGTTTTATTATAATAATTGATGAATTGAGACAACTCATCGTTGCCGGACTTTAATGTTAAAATCAACTCATCGTTGTCGTATAATGTGTCATCATGTGATAGTGTCCACAATACAAACAGTATGATTATGACAGCAAAAAATACCAGAACCAGGATTATGCTCATGTTTTCATACTTATTAAGTTATTATTCAATCATGGAGAAAAATAACGTTTTTGTAGAACTCTACGATCAAATCAAAAAATTGCAGCAAGATGTCATCAGCGGCAACGCTTCGTCGGCATCCAATCTGGAACAATTGCTAAAGCTCATATCGAACTTGCCGATAGACGCGATAGCCAAAGAATTAGATGATGCGACCAAGAACCTTTCTACACTATCGACCGAAGTGACATCATTGCAGTCGGTGGGTGACAAGACGAGCGCATTAGTGAATAGTCTGACTACTAACGTGCAACAATTAGGCAAACAATCGACCGACCTAACTAACCAACTAGCGACTACCAGTTCTAAAATCGACTCATTAGGCACAAGCTTGCAGTCTCAAATCACGTCGTTACAAAAAGACACGTTGGCCAACATAGCCACTGTCAACACGAACGTTTCGAACATGTCCACACAACTTGCTACTTTTCAGAAACAAGCGCAGACCAGCTTGGACACATTGACGACCACAATTAACGCTATCCTCAAAGTTGTGAAACCCGTGTCGTCGCTTATCCCGTAAACTTCCGGCGTCGCGTTGTATAAAGGCGTGCGTTACTGTAATTTTAATTAGTCAGTAGCAATCATCTAAAATGGAAGTAACCAAGGTTCAGTTCGCTGATCAAGAGCTCGAAGTGAAGAGTCTAGTTGACAAGACGGGCCTTAAATGGTTCTTGGCCAATCCTTTTGCTAGAATTTTGGGATATAGCAACGCTCCTAACGCAATTACTAAATTTGTTACTCAGAACAATCAAAAAACATACGAAGAGCTACGGATCAACATGTCGTCGGTCATAAACAAGACGAGGTTGCACCGATGCGGTGCAACCTTCATCATGTCATCGAATACAACAACTAATGACGAGATGAGAGCTCCACGCGAGGAGCTCGACGTAACGTCATCGATTAATGAAACGACAACTAATGACGATATGCACCGCAGCGGTGCACTCGACGTAACGTCATCGAATAAAGCGTCGGACGACATGCACCGCATCGGCGCAACCTCCATCATGTCATCGATTCAACCTCAATCAAAATTCATCAACGAAGCCGGACTCTTTGAATTGATTCAATCGTCTTCGATGCCCAAAGCGAAGGAGTTTAAACAATGGGTGAGCAGTGATCTACTTCCAAAGTTAGCCAAGACGGGCGAATACAATATGGCATTGAATGCTCCCAAGCCCATTGTCCAACAAATGGATGCGATACATCAAGTGACCCATGATGGAGAACAAGCACAATGGACCATGGACCTAATGAAAAAATGTTTCGAGTTGCAACAAGAAGCTGCAAACGCAAAACAAGAAGCGACAAATGCAAAACATGAAGCAACGATTTGTAAACTCGAATTGATAAAAAAAGACCACGAGATCGCTAACAAGACCAATGCGCACAACAGCGAGTTGATAATAATCGACACGAAGCACAAGTTGCGTGTGGAAGAATTGATGCATAACTATGAGCGTCAGTTGGCGCAATATGAACAGCAGATACAAAAGAGTCGTGAAACTGCCAAGATCGCTACGATGGCAGTTAACGTGACGATGACTCAATTCGGCGTGAGCGCACTATTAGCCAAAGATAATATTGCTCAAAACAAAGAGTTGCGATCTAGTCTAACTAGTGTTAGCGATCGTGTAATACCCGAAATGTCAACGCGTCCCGAGAAGGAACAATACGCGTCTTGTTATCGTTACTATGTCAACGGCAAGGATCGTTATAGGATTACCAGAAATCAATTAGGCGAAATTGATATACGTGACAGAGCCATGAGAACGTATAATGAAAACCCTTCAAAGATACCCAAGTTCGTCAACAATAAATATCCTTGGGCGATAAAGGCGGAAAAGTTTCATCAAGTCAAATGTCCCAACGCAATTAGTCTGTGGGTAAAGATACGTGAGTATCCAGAGAAAATGTACGGTCTCCGTTTTACAAACAATGCCAAGACAGAAATCGAGTTTCTCGACGAAGACGAGCTGCGTCAAAAGTATCGCGACGACGTGATGATGACAAACAAGAATTTATTGAGCCGGCAAACAGAAATTGCAAATTTCAAGAAACTTGCGTTTAAAAATGAAGACGACGCAGTTATAAGATGTTTTGTGGAGCCGTCGGTACGCCAACAAAATATTATTGATCAAATCCAGATGACTGCAAACAACATTAAATCGGAAACCATACCGATCGACGACATGAAAACATACGACAATGCACATAATGTCTACACCGATAAAGACATTATAAAGCAAATTTGCGAATATAAATATAACAACTTTAGCGGTTTAAATGTAATCAATCAATTCAACACGACAAAGTGTTTGGAACAGTAATGTATTTAATAAAATTATCATATAGAACTATCGTTTTACTATTTTACCCCTCGCATGACTGAAACAATATCCACGTCACGCGCTATCGCAAGATAATAAAACTGTTTTATCTCTCAATAAAGCTTGTGCGTCGCGGATACTAGCTGTATTTGCTTCTAGGTTACAGTCGCTATGAGTGTATACACTGACAGTCAACTAACCAAAATATGGCAGAATGTGGCCTACAACGATTCGCGATTATGGGCTTTTTATAGTCATCGTGATTCGCAATGGCATCATCCAAAAAATACCATGACGCTAGCCAAATTTTGTGAATATGTTTACATGAACAATATCACTGATATACATGTAAAAGCGTGCCTCAACAACATTGGCAGAGAATGGGTGATTGATCTCGATTTTCACGAAGACGACACGGACCGGCTACAGTTCAAGATGCAAGTGGGTAAATTGGTGTTTAAAAAATTTTTTGGTTCAAGCGTGCACCGCATCCTATTCAGTGGCAACAGAGGACTCCACATCTGGCTGAAGATTTCAAAATTTGCCATGAGCGCATCACAAGAGCTGCGACGCAAATACTACAAGGCGTTTGTGCTACCAAAAGTGCTGAGATTAGCAGATGTAAACAAGGGTTCATTCATAAGTGCCGTTTTACATGTAATAAAACTACCCGAAATCCAACAGAGCATAGCTCGCCACTACCCGTCAATACAGAACGATACGTCGAAGCTGGTACACGAGTTGTGTCCTCCCGTGGACGAACTCGTATTCTGTAATTTGAATCAAATACGGGCACCATATAGCTACAACTATAAAGGTAAAAACTTTTCATCAGATTATTAGTCGTGATCAACATGTTCAAGAGCATCATTAACAAAACGTTTGCCCTTCTCGTGGCAGATCAAAATAACGATTATTTACCTGAAAAATGTAATTATTCCTATATATTGAAGAAGAAAGAAGTCGA